CTTTGGGACAAATCTTGATCAATTTGCAAATGATCAATTTATGTCCCAATTCTCCATGGTGAAGAGGGCACTTCCCGTTGGACCCGAAAGGGTCGTCCGGGAAGCGGTACGTCAACACCGTGAAGACCTCACGAGCTACGTCCCCGTCGCTCGACCCCTATTGGACCACTTTCGTGAGTTCTCTAGGGATTGGGCGACGAGGATGTTGCCAGCCCGAACCGGACCCGTCCCTTGTGGGAGGTTGTCCGATTCGGCCTGTTTCGAGAAGACCCGCCGCGAAGGGGGCCTTTCCGAATTCGTGAGGGAGCTGCTTGAGACTGCTGAACCAATCGACAAGAGTCGTCCTCCTGGTTTGTTAGACCAGGAATGGGGCGATCTTGTCGCAGAAGAACGGGTGTTCCGTGCTGCTAAGGCCGACCTGGCTAAAATTGGTCGGCCTCGCAGCACGGTTACCGTTGTCCGCGAGCCAGGCCTCAAGGCTAGGATCGTGACTAAGACTTCTGGGAGCGTCGTCACTCTTGGACACCTCGCGAGGGAACGGTTGTTCATCGGCTTACGCCGAGAACCCGCCCTTCGCGATGTGCTCAAGGGTGACGATGAGAAAGCAGTTAACTGCCTTCTCCCAGGGTCTGGTCAGGTCCTGTCTTGCGACCTGTCGCGAGCGACGGATCTCATCCCCTTATCCGTGACCGCTGCCATCGTTTTAGGACTGATGGATAGCGGCCGTTTGAGGGAGGGTGAGACGCTCGGACTTCTGGCTTGTTCGGGTGCCCAAGATGTGTGTTGGCCCTCAGACTCCCCCGAGTTCGTTAAAACGTCTCGGGGGATCCTGATGGGCCTCCCCACTACTTGGGCACTACTCTGCATCTACCATCTTGCTGTCTTGAAGAAGGCAGCAGATGCGGAGTTCTGGGGTGACCTTACGGCTCCAGGTGCCATCGGCCGCTTTTCTCCCAAATGGGTGATTTGCGGTGACGATGCCCTGGTCCTTGGGGAGTCTTTCGTACTTAACGAATACGATCGACTCCTCAAGGAGACCGGGTCGGTCATCTCAGCTGGCAAGCATTGGCGCAGCAGTATTGGTCGAGGGGTTTTCCTTGAGGAGCTTCTGTGCTTCGAAAAGGAGATGGGGCCTGAGCCCCACATTCTTTCACCGGATGGGTGGCCGTCTTGGCTTGCAGTTGGCAAGCAAGAAACGGTCACCCTCCGTGGGCTATGCTTCCCCACAGCGGGACTACACAAAGGAGCGTTATGCTCCGTCAGCCCGGACCTCGAGAGTGATCTCGCGGCCGGTGCTGTTGTGGAGTCCCTGCTGCAGGGGGGGGCACCCACGGAGAAGGTTTGGGCGTGTCAATTAACCTTACACGCCCGGGCCTTGATCCGGTGTCGGAAGAGTGGGGTCATACCTTGTCTCCCGCGCTGCCTGGGTGGAGCTGGATTCATAACCAGAAGAGGTTATGAGGTCCCAGTCCCAAGGGTAGCGTCTCGGAAGCACAGGAAAGCCTTGGCCGTCCTCCTTAACAGAGGAACGGTCGGTCTAGGACCGGGGGCCTTTTCCAGACAATGGAGAAGGTCCGCCGGCTCTTCAGTCTTTGCTATGGCTGAAGAGGATGCTGAGGGCCTTCTCTCACGTGTGCCACACACCGTGAGAGATTCCCCTCCTGCATTTCCCGGACCCCGGGGTGCGCCGTGGTACGACTGTGGTCCACATGATGAATTCGTGGAATCACAGACGACGTTGGCGCACCACCGGATGGCTCTCATGTTCCCTCCGGGGATCATCCCCCGTACTCGAACTGGGCTTGGTGAGCTGGCTAACCGAATTAACAAACAGGTTAACCGACTCATCAAGTCCTGGCCAGGTGCAAAACCCTGGTCATCGGGCACGGTGGGTGACCTCCTGGAGAGGCATAAGCTCCTCGTGGAAGCCACACATGTGTGGCTTCCGGGAACAGAAGATCCTGCAGACCCATGGGCTCCCTTCGGAGTACCATGGGCTGCAGGAGACCACCATAGAACGAGG